TATATATCTAACATAAGCACCATCTATATATCTTCTTACTGATACCCATATCTGGTCATCTCCGCCATCACCTGGGATTATAGCTACACTCTCATATTTTCCTTGACCTCTTGTGTCATTACCAGCTACAACTCTGCTCCAACCAGTAACCTCTTGCTCTCTATTACGAGTCATAACAGCCATTTCGCCATCGTCTCTTACTATCCAAACTCTATTGTGAGGTGATTGTTGGTATGCCATTTCTATAGCACCATCGCCATCTCGCAATATGTGGTCGCTTAATAAAGTCATATCTAGCGATTGTTGAGCATCTATATCAAATGAATATCCTAGCTCTCTTAATGAATAAGTATTTCTCTGAACATAATATAAATAGTTACCTATTCTCTTAGGTAGTACATCTGCTGCACCATATGTTGTATCACGTTGTACTACTATACTTGATGGTGTAATAGGTTCATTCTGACTGCCTGAACTTGCAGAGAATGTAGCACCTGATGTTCCAATCTGCATAGACTTCGGTGCAGAAGATAACCAACGAATAGCATTAACCTGCTCTGTTGCGATTTTATAAGCATAAGAATCATCTGCTGAAGCGTCATCTACGTTAAAATTCTCATACTCTTGTACTACTGAAGCCCAGAATTTCTGTGGTTCATGTGGTGTATTAGCAAATACTAATCTCTGTTCGTGGAACGCTACAGAGTTTGGGTAGCCTCGTCTTGCACTCCAAGAGCCTTCTGCCCAATCATCTGTTGCTGCTGGGCCAGTAGCTAAAGCACCTGTTGTGCCATCTGGTTCATCTTGAACATCACCTGATACTACAGTTGATTTAGTCTTATCTGCTGTTCCAGCTGAATCGTATGCTGTATAAGCTGAACTATCTACGTCTACGCTTGCAGTAGTTTGAAGTTCAAAAGTATTTGCATCTTTATTATTTACTATATAAGTGTTACCATTGACTTCAGTCATACCTACTACACCTGCTATTGTAACCTCGTCCCCATCTAATAGGTCGTGTCCAGCAGATGTAACTACTGCAGGGTCAGCTTTTGTTATACCTGTAATAACCTTTGCTGCATTTGCGTATGTATCTATAAGGACTACACCACTTTTAATTCGCCAGAAAGAACCAACGTGGTCTTCTGTAAATTGAGCAACACTACCTGTTAAAGTAATATCGTTTCCTGCGTCTGCTGATGGTGTTATAGTGTTTGCTGTGATATTAACATCAAGGAATGGGCCTCTTGAAAAGCCTACTGCAGTCATAGTAAAAGTAGTAGCTGATGTTCTTTGTAATTTATAAGTAGGATAACTGTTATGCGAAATATATAATGTGTCTGCATCTTGAGCAAACTGTAAATCAAATATATCAGCTATTGCGTAAGGCGTTACGGTCTCTACTGGCGTGCCTGATACTACTTGACCATTGTTTGCGTAGAATCTTACATAATTATCTCCAAACTCTAATATATAACTCTGAGTAGTAGAGAACTGAAAGGGGTATAGTCTTACCTTGCCGTCTGATGAGGTCTTAGCTTCTGCAACATAACGAGAAGCAGGTCTGAACATACATCCTCCAGCCTGATGGATTATGAAGTTCTCTATGGTTTTTGCCGCATTAGAATAACGACTGATGTCAAAGCGGCCTTTTAGTAGAGGCGACAATTCTCCCGCAGTTAGATTCGTTAAAGCAAAACTACTTTTTGGCATTTAATTCTCCTAAATTGGTTCCCAAGTTGCCCAGCCGCTGCGACCGCCTATTCCACCAGATCCGCTTGTCCTAGAACCTAGCCATTCGTTCTGACTAGGTGATAGAGGCGAGCCTTGCTGACTATCTGCTGCGATCGCACGAGGTAATCTAATCTCTTCATATTCCTTCATCAAATATTCCATAGCAGTTTTAGAGCTTGTAAGACCAAAGGCCATCTCCGCTGCGAGCCTTGTCGCCAACGCTGTTACAAACATTGTTGAATACTTCGTTGTGTCTGTTGCTCTGTAAGTATAAAGTATCTTCAGACTCGCTGTATCTGAAAGAATAGCGTCTTGCTCTAATCTGATTTTAGCCGAACCATCAGAAGTGAAGTTTAGCTTTAAGAAATCAGTAGGGTATGAGTATCTGATAGACATACCATCTTCTGTCCAAGTAGGGTCGCCTGTTAAGACAGCTAATGCCGCCCTCTTCTGGGCAAATGTCCATTGTGCCTCCATTAGCACTTCGTCTAGTATCTCAGTATATACTGCCACTGCTGCTCTTGCTGATACAGTATCATCACTTATAGTTGTTATCCTCTTAGCACCTAGCTTACTTAATGCCATATTTATAATTCTTACAGATGTCGTACTACCCATTTTCTAACTCCTTATTATTTAAAAGCCCAACAATTACAATAGAAAACCAAATCGTAGCACCCAACTGCCAAACGAATAGCCCACCCGCGTTTATTGCTATACATATAAAACTAGCCATTACACAATTCTTTAGCCAGCCTTTGTTCCAGTTATCTTTTAACATCTGCCAGATAGCTAGTAAGAATAAACCTATGCCTATAAGTCCACAATTATAAAATAATTCTAAATATTCATTATGCGCTTGATAGAAACGATTATTATGCACAACGTGATATGTATAGTAAAAACTGCCTAGACCTAAGCCTGTAAATGGAAATCTGCCTTCATCATCTGGAGTAAAGTTTTTAAATAAAACTTCATTTATTATTTTAGGTGTATGTACAAATCTGCCTGAGCTTGATATTACTGCAGGATAATGTGGCTGTAAGCTAAAAAGAATAGCAGTTAAAGCTGCAACTATAATTATAAGAGGAATCAAAGTCTTTTTGTTTTTAAAGTATGTTAGAATAAGTAAACTAACTACCATAGCACCTATAGCTACCATACTCTGCGTTATACAAACTGCTACGAAGATTAACAAAGCACTCTTGTATCTTTTAAGCACTATGCCTATAGGAACTATCATCGCAAGGAATGAACCTATAAAATTACTATGTCCAAATGTTCCTACTATATTCCATTGCTCGTGATGTTGACCATTAGATTTAAAGAATTGTTCTATTCCAAAAGATTGTATTATTGTATAAGTACCTATTACTGTTCCTATAAGACAAATAGTTTTTAAGATAGATTGTATCTCGTCTTTTGTGAATGGGTGACTTGCTATTGCACATATCGCTGTAAAAGCTGCGAATATATATATCAAGCATTTATATGCCCAGTAAGTACCTATGTGCATTCCCATAACACTAACACCTGGACTTGGTGCTAACATAGTAGAAAGCCAGAGAAAGCCAATAAAGAATAAAGCGTACTTATTCCTTACTGGCTTAAACTGACCTTCATATAATGCTATAAGAGTAATAGATAGGCAGGCCAGGAGACAGAAAGCTAATTTAAGCTCCCTAATATCCTGCCCTTGCCATATAACAAATGGTGTAAGCCAAAGTGCCCATCTAATTACTTTAGTAAACATTAGCTACCTGCTGTCCAAATTCCTTTTGTATTGATTGTATACCAATCACCATCAAATGCTACAAATTCAACAGTTGGATAACTGTCAGCTGCGTCTGCTGTAACCGCTTCTAAACTAGCACCTGCTGTGCCCTTAGAAGTATAAAATATAGATGCTGCATCTTGAGCTTCTACATTTAGCGTAACTCCGCTAGTTTCTCCATTTATGAACTTATACCATATACCATCATTAGATGATGTAATTACTGGTAAGTCAAAACTTCTACCGCCTGTTGCTGTACTTGTAGCGACAAAAGTTGTTCCTGATTCTGCTGTAGTGATTGTATCAGGTGTATCAGCTTCTTCTACAGTTCCAATACCATCACCTGAAATCGTGATAGTAGATACAGAACCAGAATTAGATACAGACACACTTGTGCCTACTAAATCTATATCTGTAGCCTGATATGTTACACCACCCTCGTCTCTAACTCCTACCGCTGCATAAGCAAGAGAAGCGGTAAGCATTAAGCACGCTGTTAAAACACATACTTTTCTAAACATTTGCTTCTCCTTTCGTTTTCTTGCTTAGTCTGCTGAGTAGATTACTGCAAGTTTAATAGTTCCAGTTGCTTCGCCTGCTCCTGTAGTCAATGTAATCTGTCTATCAGAACCAGAACCAACTGTTGTACCTGTATAGGTTTCATCAATAGTATAAAGTCTGCCATCAATGTTACCTGTAGTAGTACCTATCTTCTTCGTTACTTCTGCTGCTCCACAATCTACAGCGTCTATGTAACGATCTGCATCTTCATAATCGCCTACTGCGATCGTAGTGTTATTCTGAAGATTATCTGTGTTTAAGATAACTTCAAGAATTATAGCACCAACTGGTAACTTAGCACCCATTTCTATGAGTGAACCAGATGCCAACGCCAATGCTTCATAGGTATCTGTCATTACCTTTACTCTTCCATCTTGTGTACCTTTAGCGAGACGATTGCTTATCCCACCAGCTGTAACTTTGGTACTGTTTACTCCATATACTGTTGCCATTTTCAGTTACTCCTTTCGTTTAGATTCTATTCCGAGCACGCGATTTGGATAATTCTTTCATCTTCAAGTCTGGTTGCACCTATGCTAAGTGACATAAATACCTGCATAGCATAGTTTTTGTCTGGTCTTTCATCTATTCTTCCTGAAGCCTCTTTCTGTATACCAAGCTGGATTGCTCCTTTGTGGTACGCATAACAGAGTCTACTATCAGAATCGTCAGTAGCTAATCTCTCAGAGCGGATAAACTTAAATCCAACCCAAGTATCAAGCTGACCTTCAACCAAAGCCTTGACTGTATTATAGTCAGATGAAGCAACTTCAGTTGTGTTTAATAGGTCTTCAATCTGTTCTGCTGAACAAACTACAAACCTATCCTCGTCTTCTACTTCTTTCTGATCAAGCATCTTCTTAGCTGTAAGAAGTTTTCCCTTTGTAAGTCCAGCACCTGCTACAGCAATCTTATAATCTGCTGAGAAAGATGAACTTGTAGAACCTGTCTTACCTGTGTAAGCTGTTCCACCTGCTGCTGTGATTATTACATCATCCATCTGGCAACCTGCTGCTGCAGAAACTGCAAGCATATACTTTGACTTAGGGTCAATAAGCATAGCTAACTGGTCTTCTTTGTCGAACAGTGTGTTATGGATGAAGTCTTGTTTGCTTAGACGCCTTCTCTTATGGTCAGGGTCTATGATTGGTGTATCCTGATGTCTACTTACCTTTTCCTGCATTGATGTAGCACCAAGCTGGTCATAGAACTTGTATTCCCCTGTGAAATCAGTATCTACTAATACTG